TATTTTTGCTGGAGTACAAGTTCCCATTACTGGTCAATCTTTAGTTTCTAATTTAGGTTCTGTCTCAACTGTTGGAGCAGCAGATATTGATGTTACAGGTCAAACATTAACTTCTAATTTAGGTACAGCAGTATTAAATGCATTAACACCTGTTTCTATAACAGGACAAGCATTAACAATGCAAGAAGGAACAGTAGATCCTTCTCCAGATGCTACGGTAACTGGAATTGGAATGTCTGCAGCATTAGGACTTGGAACAGTTACTGCAGGAGCAGATATAGATGTAACAGGTCAAGAAATGACAGTAACCCAAGGCACGGTTTTAGCTTTCTCTGATGTTGTGACAGAGGATGTAGTTGGAATTGAGATGTCTTCTAATTTAGGAAGTGTTGTTGCTTTTGCTGATGTAGACGTTGCGGTTACTGGTCAAGCAATGACTATGCAGGAAAATGCTCCCACCGTTACTGCAGATGCTAATGTTTCTATAACAGGTCAAGCTTTAACATCTAATCTTGGAACAGCTGTATTAGACGCAAATAGTTTAATAGATGTAACTGGTTTTAATTTAACAATGCAAGAAGGTCAAGCTACAGCTACAGATTCAGTAGCAAGACCAACAGGAATTGAAATGACAATGACATTAAACACTGTTGAAAATGTAGTATGGACAAAAGTTAACACAGGAAGCGCTCCTATTGATCCTCCAGGTTGGCAGGAAGTAGCTTGATTTTTAACAATAAATTGAATAAAATAAAATTTTAAGGAATTTAAAATATGGCAAACTCAACATCAGCTAGTTTAAAATTAACTGTACAGACAACAGGTGAAAACTCAGGAACTTGGGGACAATTTACCAATACTAATTTACTAATTCTTGAGCAAGCAATTGGTGGCTATGACGCTGTAGGATTAAATGCAACTACCGGTGCAACTTTAACTTTTTCAAATGGTGTTTTATCAAATGGTAAAAATCAAGTTTTAAGATTAACCGGAACCATTACTACTAATGTAAATGTAGTTATTCCAGATTCAATAGAAAAAACTTACCTTGTAGAAAATGCAACAACGGGTTCCTTTACAGTAACTTTTAAAACTAATTCTGGAACAGGTGCTACATGGTCTACTACAGATAAAGGATATAAAATATTATATTCTGATGGAACTAATATTGTAGATATCACGGCTGACTTAGGAGATATCACTGCTGGCGATGTTACTTCAGGAGGTATAACTGCTACAGGAAATATTGTACCTGGTGCAAATGATACTTATGACTTAGGAGCTTCCGATAATGTATGGAGAAACGTATTTACTGGAGATTTACATTTATCCAACCAGGCTAAAAATCAAGGAAATATTGTAGATGGAACTAAAGGCAACTGGACTTTACAAGAAGGAAAAAATGATATATTTATGATCAATAATATATCTGGAGAGAAGTTTAAAATTAATTTATCTAAAGTAAAAGGAGATTCATAATGGGAATTAATTCATCTGGAACATCAATGATAGATGGAGGTGTTTTTCAAAATATAGGAGCAGTATCTTGGCAAACAGGGTCAATCAAGACATCTACTTTTACAGCTTCTTCAGGAGAAGGTTATTTTGCAAATACATCAGGTGGTGCTTTTACAGTTAATTTACCTGCAGGTTCAGCAGGTGCGATCGTATCTGTTGCAGATTATGCAGCTACTTGGCAAACAAATAATTTAACGGTATCCCCAAATGGTTCAGAAAAAATTGGTGGTGTAAATGCTAATTCAGTTTTAAATACAGAAGGACAATCAGTTACTTTTGTTTATGTTGATTCAACACAAGGTTGGATTAATACAATGGATTCAACTTCTAATGAAAGAGGAAGAACTTTTGTAACAGCTACCGGTGGAACAATTACAACTTGTGGTAATTTTAAAATTCATACATTTACAAGCCCAGGGACTTTTTGTGTAAGTCAAACTAGCAGTGTAGCTAATGAAAATAAAGTTTCTTATATTGTAGTTGCTGGTGGCGGTGGTGGAAGAGATGATGGAGGTAATTCCAATGGTGGAGGCGGCGGTGGCGGCGGTGGATATAGAGAAAACAAAGGTCCACTAGATAGTTACACAGCATCTCCTTTAGACGGAGCAACAGATATATCAGTAACGGCAACAGCTTTTCCAATAACAGTTGGAGCAGGTGGAGCTAGACAATCTAATGATGGTGCTAATTCAGTATTTTCAACAGTTACCTCTACAGGTGGTGGTGGCGGTGGAGTATTCAACAACGCAGCAGGTAGACCAGGAGGATCAGGTGGTGGTGGCGGAGCTCCCGGTGCTTCAGGTGGATCAGGAAATACACCTCCTGTCAGTCCACCTCAAGGTAATCCAGGTAGTTCAGGTAGTCCAGGTAATCCGGGTGCAGGAGGCGGAGCTGGTAGTTCTGGATCAAGTGGTACCGGTGGATCAGGAACACCAAGTGCAATAAATGGAACTGGAACTTTAAGAGCTGGTGGCGGAGCAAGAGGAACGCCATCGGGTTCTTCACCAGGTCCAGGTGGTGGTGGAGCTAGAAATGCAGATGGAACAGCCAACACTGGCGGTGGTGGGGGTGGTGCAAACACTCCTGGAAGTAGTGGAGCTGGTGGTAGCGGAATTGTAATAATAAGGTATAAATTCCAGTAGTTGAATGTATAAAATTTATAATATATAATAGGATAAAATTATGGCACATTTTGCAAAACTCGGAACAAACAGTAAGGTTATTCAAGTATTAACACTTGATAACAAAGATATGAAAAATTCTGATGGTGTTGAAGATGAATCAGTAGGTCAACAATATTTAGAAACACATAATAATTGGCCTGCACAAATGTGGATTCAAACTTCATACAATACAATAAGTAATACACATAAACTAGGTGGAACTCCTTTAAGAGGAAACTACGCAGGTATAGGGTATGAATGGGACGAAGACAATCAAATTTTTTGGCCAAAAAAACCCTATGCATCTTGGGTAAAACACAATGAATCAGCTTCCTGGAAATCACCAATCGGTGATGCTCCTGCATTAACAGCTGAACAAGAATCGCAAAACGAAGCTGATACTCACGATTGGTATTATGCTTGGAATGAAGCTAATCAAACTTGGAACTTGACAGACAGCAAAGCATAAATTAAAAATTGTAGTGGTATGCAAAAGAAAGTATTAAGCGAACAAGGTTTATTCTATGGTAATATTAATATGCCGAAAGGTTTTGAGATAGACCAAGAAAAACTTACTAACGATATTTTACAATCATCATTTACTAATAAACAATTTCCATTTTCAAAAACTTGGGATATGTTGAATACTTATATGCGAGATTTTATTGGTCTTGAGTATGAAATTAATCTAGTTAATAAAAATTCTTGGGGAGACATTTATAAACCCGGTCAATTATCTAAACCTTTATTAAATGTTGATCCAATAGATCTTCGAAATTCACCTGACTTTACAATGCTTTACGGAGTTAAAGTTGATAAGTGTTGGGTAAGAATACATTTTGACGACAATAGACGTAAGGGAAGAAGTTGGGACATGGAACTTAAAAAAAATATGTTTGTTATGTTTCCATCTACTAATATGTATATTATATCAAATGATCAGAAAGATAGTTTGAATTTTATTCAAACAATAACCTATGAATATATCTAATTACTATTGGCATTTTCCTGCTGCACTTACACCCAAGTTTTGTGATGATGTAATATCTTATGCTAATCAACAAAAAGAAGTTATGGCTAGAACAGGTGGTTATGAAAATAAAAAATTAAATAAAGACCAAGTTAAAAATATGCAAATAAAAAGAAAGTCAGATTTAGTTTGGCTTAATGATACTTGGATATATAAAGAATTACATCCGTACGTTCACGAAGCAAATGCAAGAGCAGGTTGGAATTTTGATTGGGAAAGAAGCGAGTCTTGTCAATTTACAAAATATAAACACAATCAATATTACGATTGGCATTGTGATAGTTGGGATAAACCTTATGACAAAAAAGATCCAAACAATCCAGAACACGGAAAAATTAGAAAACTATCCATGACTTGTCAGTTAACAGATGGCTCAGAATACACAGGCGGTGAATTAGAATTTGATTTTAGAAACTACGATCCACATATGAGAGATGAAGCTAAACATTTAAAAAAAGCAAAAGAGATTTTACCTAAGGGATCTATTATTGTGTTTCCTTCTTTTGTATGGCATAGAGTTAAACCTGTAACATCAGGCACAAGATATAGTCTTGTTGTCTGGCATTTAGGAAAGCCGTTTAGATAATGTATATAAATAATTATTTTAACACGACCATTTGGTCAGAACAAAAACCAGAGTTTGTAAAATCATTAAACAAAGCATCTAATAAATATATTAAAGATTCAAGAAACAGAGAAAAAAAATTTATAAAAGAACATGGTGATTTTGGAAGGTCATATCATTCAACACCACTAACTAGAGACAATGACTTTTTAGATTTTAGAAATTACATTGGTCAAAAGTCTTGGGAGTATTTAGATCATCAAGGGTTTGATATGCAGCAATACACAACTATGTTTAGTGAAATGTGGGTACAAGAGTTTGCTAAAAAAGGTGGTGGTCATCATTCAGCACATGTACATTGGAACCAACATGTATCAGGTTTTTATTTTTTAAAGTGTAGCGATAAAACATCATACCCTATATTTCACGAACCTAGGACAGGTGCTCGTGCTACAAAATTAAAAATGAAACCAAATCAAAAAGGTATATGGCCTGGTGAAGAACTTGTAAACTATAAACCTACACCTGGAACATTAATTATCTTTCCAGGATTTTTAGAACATGAATTTGCAGTAGATTTTGGTAAAGAGCCGTTTAGGTTTATACATTGGAACATACAAGCTGTGCCAAAAGAAATGGCTAAAGATGTTTAATAATATATTTTACAAAACCAATTTAAAATGGACAAAAAAATTTGTAGAAAATAATATTGCAAATATAGAAAAGAATTACAGTTTGTATCCAAATAAAAATAGATGGAATTGTAATTGTCACGTCGTGCACGATGATGATAAAAATGTTCATTTAATTAATTATGATTTTTTAAGAAAAAAATATGAAAAGTTAGTTATTAAAGTTTCTAAAAAATATAATATTGATAAATATCATTTAAGTGACATATGGTATAATTATTATAAAAAAGAACAATACCAAGAACCTCATCATCACGAAGGGAATGGTGGATTAACGGCAGTTCATTATTTAATATTTAATCCAAAAAAACATTCAAAAACATCTTTTGAAAATTTAGAATCACCAGAAATTAAAGAAGGAGATATTTTATTTTTTCCAGATGACTTAATACATTTTGTTCCTAAAAATAAAACAAATGAGCCTAGATTAACCGTGGCTTTTACAGTCACTAAAATTAATTAATATGAGCTTTAAAAAAAATAAATACACAGTGATCAGAAAAGCTATATCAAAAGACCTAGCATCTTTTGTTGCAAATTATTTTTTAATGCAAAAACAAGTTTATGATACTTGTAGACAAGCAAGATACTTTTCGCCGTTTGAAAACATATTAGGTTATTATGAAGGAGAAAATGAACAGATACCAAATACATATTCCCAATACGCTAACATGGCTATGGAAACTTTATTACTTAAATGCCAACCAGGTATGGAAAAAGCAACAGGATTAAAATTATATCCGGCTTATACTTATGCACGAATTTATAAAAAAGGTGATGAACTTAAAAGACACAAAGATAGATTTAGTTGTGAGATATCTACTACTATGAATCTTGGTGGTGATGACTGGCCTATATATTTAGAGCCATCTGGAAAAGAAGGTATGAAAGGTGTTAAAGTAGATTTAAAACCAGGAGATATGTTGGTTTATTCTGGCTGTGAGTTAGAACATTGGAGAGAAAAATTTAAAGGTAAAGAATGCGTACAAGTCTTTTTACATTATAACAATCGTAAAACTTATGGGTCTAAAGAAAATATGTTTGACAAAAGACCACATTTAGGACTTCCATCTTGGTTTAAAAGGTAGTATATTATAATGGAGGCAGTGATCCACCACATACCACTCACTGTCTCCTTTATAATATTTG